GGCTGGCTTGCTGCTTCTTTAAAGATAAACCATTCAAAGTACGAGCCACCAAAAGACACTCCACCACCATACAAACCATTACTCTCCGCGCCTGCGGTAGCAATAACTGCGTTTGCTGTGCTACTTCCGTAAAGACCGCCTGTTGCCATTTTTTAATCCTTTGGCTCAAAAGACCAGCCGTCTTTGGGCGGGTATTGTTTTATGCTGTTTACAAGTTGTTCTGTGTAACCTTTGCATCTTGATCTTACGGTTGTTTCATCAATTCCATAATGTTTTGAAACCTCTGCAAGAGTATTAAATGTGCCTTCTGGGGTTATCCATTTACCTTGCCAATTTGGATTATTTATACTTTTATTGGCATCACTAAATTTTTGTGATTGCCTACGTTTTTTCCCTAAATTTCCTAATTTAATCTTTTGTTTTGTTTCTTCAGTATGTTTGCGTCCTAACCAATGAGTTGCCCCAGTACATCCTTGACCCCCAGATGTTTTGTTAACCAAAGGCCAACCCAATTCTCTGCCACACAAAATTAAAAACTTTTCGTGTTCCAAAGCTTCATTATTTGTTTCCCAGTTACTTAATATTTCAATTTTGTAATCTTCATTATCAACAATGTTATGCCAATCTTCATTGTGATTGTTTTTCACATAGGCGCGATTTTGCAATCCTTTACCAATGTAAAAGACATCATTTGTCTTGGCAGAACGATGTAAATATGTATAGTGCATCATTTGAACGAATAACGATAGTCCCTTGGTTGGAACTCACTAGTAAGATGGCGGTCGCCTCCCGACCACTTATCACGAAAGTTCTGATCTTCAATAAGACCATAAGCCTCTTCAATACGAGCAGCCCATTTTTGAGCCTCTGGTGTGTTTTTATTCTTATCGTAATATGTTTCCAAAGTACCGTAAAAGTAACCTTCAGGGAAAGACGACAACACCGCATTGTTTTGGACAACAGGATTTAAAGCGTCACCAGTAGGGCTAAACAAGAATGGAAATGTCTTGAAGTAATAAGCCTTGATGGTTACCGCATTGCCAGGGTTTGGCGTAAACACATAGTTAGGTCCCACCTCAGAGAATGACCCACGTATCACCCTTGGTACGCCAAAAGGTCTTACATACAGTTGGTCAATCATGCGCCTGCGGATAATCTCTCTATCTCCCACGCGGTCATACACAATCCAAGGACCCATGTTGCCTGATTCGCCATAACCATTAGATTCTTGGAAAAAGAAAATAGGCCAGTTCATGTCCGCAGGAATAGGAGCCATACCCGCTGTATTGGTTGTCAATATGGACGGGCTTGTTGCATCATATGGATCAGAGCGCAAAGAAGGTAACTCTAAAGTACGCATCTTTAACTCAGCAAACTGAATAGAACTTTGAATTTCCATTGCAGACTGAGTAGGAATCTTTAATATGGTTGCGGGAAGTGTTGCGCCAGCCCAAATATTGTCTGGGTCGTTAACTGTAATTGTTGTGCTACTTACTGCTGTTACTACAGTAAATGGGTATAACTGATTAAAACCAATAAAGTCGCCAACGGAAATAACGGCTGACGGGTTAGCTGCGGTTGTAATTACGCCTGTTGCTGTAACTATTGAGTTTGCCGTAGCAGTGGTTGTCTGTGGAAGAGCGCCTACCCATTGAGCAACCCGACTGACTAATGCGTTAGCAGATTGAATGAATAAAGCCATAGCGCTTCCTTACTTTGTCGGTATTGCTGGATTATAGGGCAACGGTATCTTTCCTGAGGGGTGACAAACAAAGTCAGAATAGTACTCATTAACTATTGCATAGAACAGAACCTTGTCTTTTTTATCCATTTTTATCAGTTCCCACGGTCTATTACTAAACCACTTAGAACTAATCTCATGGGCAAAACACTTAGGTAACTGCATAGCGTGGAATGTGCCAGCAAACATTGGGTTATCCGTCCCATGTACTGCGTGAAACTCTCTACGCTCTTTGCAAAACTGTTTAATATTCTCAACATTCTTTTGCTCATACTGGACATAACGCTCTCCATTAACCGATCCGACTTTGTAGTTAATGTTGTCAGTATTAAATGTTTGAGACCAAGTACCAGACTTGACCTCGTTGTACATTTTATTGTTCTTGGCTAGTAATCCTTCAACACCTGCCTCAAGGATACCTTTGGAGTAATAACTCTCGTCAATCTTTGCTTCTTCATTGTTTAAATTCAATTCCATAACTACTCCTTACCAAAAGAGCCTCCGTAGAAGCCCTTTCAGTAAAGCCTTATTAGTCTTTTGGATTCAAAGTAATAGTGAAACCTTCAAGAACAATGTGGTCAGTAGCAGTAGCAGTGTCACCAGTAATAGTCAATGCAACAGAAGCAGAAGTGTCAATTGCTGTATAGACATGGGCACTAGCGGCTGCGCCACCAACCAATTGAGTAGACTGAACACCCAAAGCACCACGATTACGGATAGAGTTCATAGAACTGCCACCAGTAGAAGTAGTGTAAGAAGATGCAGTACCAATCGCAGTGCCACCTAAGTACACAGTACCTGTTTTAGCGCCAGCAGAGTTATTGCAAGACCAGTTAGCAGTCACAACGATTTGACCGTTGTTGCCAATAGAACCAGCAGGAACAGTTACGTTGATCAAAGTAGTTTCAGTGGTAGAACCAGTGAAAGAACTATTAGAACCTGTAACAGCAGTCAAAGTTCCAGAAGGAACAACTGGAGTAAACGCAACAGCGCCAACACCGTTTGCAACACCGTATTTACCAGCATACACAACACCAACGGTAGTGCTAGAGAACACTACGTAGTAGATACCACCAGTAGAGTCACCAGACACAGCAGATGCTGGGAAGTAAACAAACGCGTTAGCGTAAGTTGTTGGCAATGCAGTACCCAAAGTCACAGTACCGCTAGTAGCGATAGTGCCAGTGTTTGCAACGATAACTGGAATACCAGATTCGCTCAAAGTACGTGGGAAATATTGAACTTGACCTTGTGTGCCAAGAACGCCAGTGATGTCACCAGTGTTTACGTCAGATACAAATGCGGAGTTGTACTCTTTCCAAGCTAATGTAGCCATGATTTTTTCCTTTAAAAGATTTGAAAAAGGGGGTGATTAGCCCCCTAGAAATTACGCAATATAGCGTTGTACTTGAGTAGAAGCGCGGGCAGAAGTAACCACAGTACCTGTAGTCATACCAGCCAACACAGCAACACCAGCAGGGTTACGCACAATCAAAGTGCCTTCCATGATGTATTGATCTAAGCTGGCATCAGCGTTAGAAAACACTTCATTGTTAGGACCTAGTTCGCGCAAGCTACCCCATTGGATAACGTCAGGGTTCAAAAACAGGATAGACGTGTTGTCTGAACCAGTTTGATCCATAACCCATGAGTCATCGATTTGGTAGGTGTAGTTGAAGTCACCTTCGTAAGTACCAATCGTGTCGCCCTTGTCAGCAGGGTTAAAACGGTTGATCGAACGGCTTTGTGCGATGTTGTCAGAAATAGTGGTACGCAACGATGTTGGCACAACCATGTTAGTGATCTTGGCATTAAAACGCTGTTCTGCAACAGTCACCAATTGCTTGTACAGCACGGGGCTGAAAGCTTGCAATNTTTGACCAGTAGAGAAAGAGAAATAACCCAAACCAGCGTTAGACAACAGACCGTTGAAAGGNGTGTTAGTAGAAGTGGTAGAAGTTGTGTCATTGCTGTCAGATGAAGCAAGGTTCAAAACTGCTGTACCGCTGGTAGGGTTACCAGAACGTGTACCTGCAAAAGAAAACAATGAGCCAAAACGACGACCATTGTTAGGGCTAGTACCTTGGCTAGACGCTTGACCAGAGTATTTGATAGAAGCACCGTCAGCACGAAGCATCTGGAGTTCAACGTCAAACATAATCTCAGTCAATTGCTTAACTTCTTGGTAAGCCTGGGGATCGCCACCAGCTTGTTCAACAGCGCGTGAAGTGCCAGTAGCACCGATCACGGTTGTGAAAATCTGTGTGTAGTTACCGCAGTTAGCACGGGTGTTAGATGCTGCATCAGATGCTGCAACGCCTGCGCCTTCCAACTTTGCGTTCAAAGCTGGTACACGGAAATAGTCATTAGGCCAAATGTGCAAAGTAGAATTAACTTTACGCTTTTTGGACATAGCCATGTTAGTTACTGGAGTACGGTCTTTAACATAGTTAGAGACAGTCATGTCGAGGTCTTTGACCACGATGTCGGTTGTATAGGAACCGTTACCATTGCCAAGAGCGGCTGAGGTGATAGTAGACATTTAAGTTTTCCTTAGAAGAGTTAACGAGTTCTGCGTTTATTAGACGCAAGCATTGTTGCCAAAAGGTCACGCGCTGCATTCTTATCGCCTGCTTGTGCTTTCTTTTGAAGTTCTTCTGCCTTATTGTCTGGGCTAGTCTTGGCTTTCGCTACAGGTTTGTTTGCTGCTGCCAACGAACCACCTGCGTTTCTGACCTTAGGACCATCCCTAAACTTCATGCCATCACGAATAAGACCTAGAAGATATTCATCGCTAGAGACTAAATCAAGATTCTTGACTCCAGCCACAAATGATCCCTCTGCGCCTTTCCATTCCTTAGACAACTTATCCCGTAACTCGGAATATGTAGCCTTGTTTTTCAGTTCAGCATCAGAGAAACTCTGTCTTGCCTTTTCCAACTGTTCTTGCACAAATGCAGAGCGTTGTTGGTAGAACTGTTCAACTTTCGGTCTGGTCGCCTGTATGAACTGACTCTTTTCTTGGATCAACTGTGAGTTTTGACGGATAGCCGCCTCTGCTTCACTGCGCTGAACCTCATCTTGAGCATTGTTTAGGATTTGCGTCCATTGCTGGTTATATTGCTGTAGGGTTACCAACTCATCGGCTGCTGTTTGCAACTGAGGTTGAATCGTTAACTCTAGACCAATCTGCAATCCATCAAGTTCTTTACGACGATTCGCTTCAT